ACTCCCGCAGGCCAAGTAACTGTATAGGTAACCGTAGAACCTGAAGCTTGATGGGCAATATAGTCCCCACCAGTAGTATCTTGTAACCTTAAATCTCCTTGAGCAACAATATCTAATTGTGTTACACTAGGAGAATCAATATATCCACTTGCATTTTTAATTATAGCTTTACTTGCCGGGAGTGTACAGAATATTTCTTTTGTTCCAGCTCCAAAGTCTACCGCACTATCACTATTTGAACTAGAGATTGGTGTTGTACGTGTAATGGTAGAACTGTCACCCGCTAATGTTCCTAATCCTACTTCCCATTCCGTAGGAGTGTTAGTATTTACAATTGCATAGTATGTAGTGTTGGAATTACCAATGCCCGCTGAGAAAGTTTCAAAACCTGATGTTGCACCCGCAAAGGTAAGTGCCCCCGTCCCAGTTGTGGTCGAGGTCTCCTTTACACGGTCATTAATGACTAACGCCATGTAAAATCCTTACGCCAGTCTAAGAATGGCGTTCGATGCGTCTGCTGCTGGAAACTGTATGGTAAACGTTCCAGCTGTCGATGTTTTATCCCCGCCAAAATCTAGTACTACAACTGCTTTATCTGATTGACTAGAGTTGTAAATTAATGCCCCTCTTGCAGTGATAGTCGCAGTTGTCCATGATGAATCCGAAAAATCACAGCATGCAGTATCAGTACTTAATGCTGGAGTAACGCTCGTTAAAGTATTTCCTCCTGAAGAATATCCTGTTCCTGAGACTTCGTTTGTTGCTGAATAAGCAGTCGTCGATTTAGATAATGTAGCGGAGCTAGTAAACAACGCAATTTTAAAAGTATCCCCCGTGGTCGCAGTAAAATTATGAACCGCGGTTAATACCTCTGTTTTAAAACTGTTTGCTACAGCTTGAGTAATTGCCATATTATTGTCCTCCTGGTTGTGTCGCGCCACCCATTGGCTTGATTGATCCTAGTTGAGGTTGAAGCGATGGTCGTGTGATTCTTAATGCACCGTGCATATATTCATCACGTTTCGCTCTTCCCATTTGTTGCATAGCTACAGCTTGAACAGCCTGAGCATATGATTGTGTATAAGTTTGCAGTATATCCATGGGTCCTTTTAAAAATGTGAAGGCTTCCACGAGACAACCGTATAATAGCGCCTTTGGAGCGTTAAGACTTAACCAAGAAGTTGTAACAGAACTTGATAAAGCCTGATCCAATTTACTCAAGGACAGCTCAAAAGTCAAGCCTGAACTTGGTGTTGGAACAACATATATACTGTTGTAATCCCATTGTGTATAATATTTAGGGGTTCCTGTCAAGTTTCTATTTGGCCAGTACTCATTCATAAATGACCTGTCCTTTTCCTCTAAGAATGTCCTATCTCCGGTAGTAGTAGCTGAAGCTGCATCTGCTACAATATTAACACTTCTAATGACAGAAAATGTCGATGGTGTTGGGGCTGTTCCTCCCGGAACAATCAAGAAAGGATTAGAAGCAGTAAAAGTTGTATATTGATAGGCATGAAAAGCTGGAATGTCCAGCTGTCTTAAAAGATCATTTTCAGTATGCTGAATAAAATCATCAGTAATAGTAGACGTCAGAACATCCGTGCTAACTTCTGTATAGTCTAATATTTGTTGTGTTAATTGTGCGTATGTTGTCATTATGCGCTTATGGTTACAGGACCTGCCGAAACAGGATAACCTCCTCCTCTAATTCCTCCAGTCGTTGCTGTTGACGCACCTGTGGAAAAATAATACCAGTCATCAGAATCATCACTGGACCCTGAAACATATTTTCCTTTTGTAATTGTATAACCAGCAGCAGCGCAAAGAACTGCTCCTGTAATTCCATCTACCGCTTGGCAATCTGTAAATACATCTGTTTCAGAGGATACAAAAGGAGTTCCTCTAAACCTGACTGTAGCACCCGTAGATCTACCGTGATCCGGGGAATGAACATTTATAACTTGCGAGCCGGAAGCGTAAGTTTCAAATGGATTAAGGGGCAATAAAATTAATGCTGCCGGAGCAACTCTAGCCGGTCTTGAAAACTGTAATGCTTGGGGATCAGGAGAATGCTCATGCGGCATCAGTTGAGGGGCCTTGGGAGTATACTCACTCGTGTGCACTTTAGCTCCTGTCCATTCTGTAACCATTTCTGTATAGGGAAATTGTAGTCCGCTACGATCAGAAATGAATAATGCATATTTTCCTGTGGCGTAAGCCATATATTAAATCCAAGTATACTTGCCGCCTTTTTTAGCAGCGCCCATTGATTGCATGGTACCTGAAACTTTTCCTTTAGAAATCTTAAAAGATTCTCCACCAGAAGCTTTTCCTTCACTAGTAGGCGCAATACCTTTAGTAGTAATAGCCCCTGCTCTTACAGCTTTTGGTGCGTCTGCCGTTCCTCTGTCGCTCCATACGCCGGCTTTCTTTCCAGAAGCATCACGGCTATTGGCTGTTGATTTATTCCATAATGGATTGCTCATTTGTCCTCCTTTTTACATTCACAGTCCTTGCACTCACAGCTATCTCCACAACTGCAATCAGGACCGCATTCACATTCACATTTTGGCATATCCCCTCCTATGGTATATATGCTTGCGCCGGTTTAACTCTAAACGAGACTCGTTCTCTATTAGTATCGGCCGCGCGTTCAAATTCTTCATCATAAATAGTTTTTAACATAGCGCTCATCATAGGAGCTCTTTTAACACTTATATAATACGCTAATGCAGCCGTCAAGCAAGGAAGAAACATATAAGGAACATCAACATTATTCTGATAACCAGCATTAGTACTGCCTGCATCTTCAATTCTATTGATATAAAAGTATTTAAAAACATACGCCTTATCTGGAGTAGGATAGAGCCACACTCTTGTGTCCTGTTCCGGTCTTCCACTTGTGGCTGTTGTATCGTCTGCTATATCACTATAAGTGCTTACACCTGGAATCATAGTAAACTGAGTAGGTCTAGCGTCCCCTCCACTAGCTTTTTGAGTCTTTCTACTTAAATTCATATACTCTGTTCTAGAAATCTTAGTGACATTAACATCAGTAGTGGCACTATTACTTGCTAATTCTCGAGCTACAGGCGTACTATCAGTAGCATCATACGCAGTCGTAGTAATTGTAGCGTCAATTATATCCACAACCTTTTGATCAAGCGCAAAATTATTTGTTCCGGCAGTTAAGGTTTCATACCAATAATCTATGGTCCAAAGATTAAGTCCTCGGTTAGCCCATTCTGAAAATACAAGATTTAAGGATCGACGGGCTGTCCTAAGATCATAGCCCATGCGTACCTCAAGTCCGCATCTTTCGAATGCCTCCTCGATGATCTCATCTACGCTAAGATTAAATGCTCTAGTGCCTGAATAAGCCATTTAACCTCCTTAACTAATTGATGAATATCGTTTTAGAAACTCAATAGTTATACTAGCAGTATCATCATCAGTAACAGAAGAAAAATTAATTAAAACATCACCAGTATAATTAGATGCTTTAGTATTTAATAATCCTCCAATAGAACTAAAGTCCTGATCCTCTGCATAATTACACGACCATGCAATTGGATTTGTTCCACTATTAACCCACTCTAAAAGAAGAGGTTTTGTTACAGCAGTATTATTAACACTCCACCACACTCTATTAATATCAACATATGTACATGATGTACCATCATTTCTTGCATTAAGACCTGATGCATCAACATTATATGTTTCAGCAGTAGTGGAAGCTATTTTTGCTGTGAATGAAAAGACTGCTTTCCTATCTCCATCGAATAATTTTTTTACGTATTGTGCCATTTTTAATTCCCCTTGTAAAAGAGTGGGGTCATTACACCCCACTCACGGTTATATTATTTTACCAAGTATCTCCTGAAGCAAGGTTCTTGCCCTGCATAAAGTCGATCTTGATCCACGCTTGTCCAGCTGTAGATAATGTTCCAGTTGGTGTATAAGTCAATACTGCCTGTACATCAGAGTTATAAGAAACGCCGTCTGCACCAGTATCAGCTTGGGATATACTCTTCCAAACTGCATTTTGAGTAGCATCCACAGTCACAGCTCCGCCAGTATTACCGGTAGTTGTAGCTGCTCCCGCAGTAGCATCAGGAATATCAGCTAAGTAATCAGGATCATCAGATTTTCCAATTTCCATTGGATCCGCTGTTCCAGCATTAAACGCTTCTGCCACCCAAATCTTAATACCAGTAACGGTAGATTGATAAGGAATAGTTCCCAGCGCTCTGCAATAGACATCAGCTGCCACAGCCGCTGTTCCCACGGTAATGTTACCAGTGCCAGCCGCGCTTATAGCGATTCTAGTCACGCTCTTAAAGTTAGCAGCTGTAC